ATAACCCCTAACAGAAAGGCAACACAATGTCAGTAGCAACAGCAACATACAAGGTAGGCGACACCTACACCACACAGAAGTCAAAGGTCACAGGAGTAATCACAGAGATTACACCACAGGCTAATGGTAATGTTCGTGTAAAACTTGATGTCAATGGTAAGGCTCGCTATACCACTTGGACAGCAAAGTAATTCTCAATACGAGAAAAGTCCTGAGTATGACTACTAAAACTGCTCACTTGATTTTCTAGTATAGAAATGCTAAACTAGATACCACCCCACTAAGAAAGGAAACCCAATGGCAAGAGGAAAAGCCATAAATGTCAAGATTGCTACAACGAAAGTAATCAAGGCACTTGAAACAAAACTAGCCCAACTCCAAAAGGATAAGGCTAATCAGAAAGTCAATGAGGCTAAGTTTGATAAGGCTCAGAAGGCTTACAACAAAGAAATTGCTAAGTTAGCAGTTGCTCACATCAACAAGGCAGAGGACTTGTCTGCTTCTACTCGCTACAATGGCAAAATCTATGTCAATTTTGAGTTGCCAGCAGGAATTATTGAACTACCTGCTGAACCACAGAAAGATTTTGAGTCTTTCCATGATTGGCAATACAAAGAAATGGTAGAGGAAATTGAGAACGCAATTCGTATTCTCAAGATGACAGATGAGGAAGTAGTTTCTACTTCTACTTACAACGCTATCGCAAGATACTTGTAAAATTACTTTCCTGAGCATGAAATAAAACTGCTCAACTAAAATTACTAAGAGAAAGAATAAAATGAAAAAGTTTTTTAATTTTGTGGCAATTGGATTTGTTGCCCTTGTTGTAATTGGAATGTTTGCTGACGAAACAGAAGTAGTTGCTGAAACTAATCAAACAAACACAACAACAGTAACACAAAAATCACCGAGGTCTATGGTATGGTTTGAAGGAAACGGAGATACAGAATCTACAAAGAAGCAGTTTTTAGAGGGTGACTACGAAGTAGAGTGGCAGACTTTTGGAAATTGCTATTATGCTGCTGACCTTAGTTCTGGAGAAGATATCTTTAGTGCTGATGGTGCTTTAGAAAGCAAAACATACCTATATGGAGTTCCAGCAGGAAATCATTTTGTAGAAGTAATCACTGGACCTGCGCCTAGTTGTGCTTGGTTTATAACTTTTAGACCAATCTAAATAGAATTGTGGCGGTTTGAACTGTGTAATCGCAATTGCCCCGCCACAACCTTTTCTTTCCTGATAAGCCCCGCTAACAAATGAAGTGACGAAAGTCCTTGCGGGTATTCCTGGAAAGATCATCCTGAGCATGATGTAAAACTGCTCCTAAAAATTGCCACGTGCGGACAAATCGGACATATTGGACATAAAAATATCAATCTTAAATTAAATTACGATAGATCAAATAAATCCCCAAAAATATCAAAACCAAAAATCTTTACGACAGAGTTGACATTTCCCCGATTCTATGCCATAATTAATACATGACCCAAAAACACAAACCATACACAATAAACGAACTCGTAATGGAAATCTATGAGGACAACCTGTCCCACTTTGAGTTTGAAGAAAACATGGGCGGAGAGCCCTGCACCTGCAATTATCATATCACCCTTAACACTATAATGCAATACTGGAGTTAACATGTCTAACTATCTATTAGAATATATGAGAATTCATCTTGTCTCTATTGAGCAGGACCAAGCAGCGGTATCAGAACAAATGGAAGCCTTGGACCCTAATAGTAAAGACTATGCTGAATTAGATTTTGAATACAATTGGTTGGCTGGTCAGATTATTGCTACCCGCCATTTTATACAGGTAGGAGAAGAGAATGCACACTGACTTTAACCCTGACTACAATCTGCCTGAGCACCTGCAGCATATGATTGATGAGAGGCTGCCTGCTCTAGACATCATCCATGGTGAGATGAAGAACTGGATGTATGAGGCCCAATTGCAACTAGAAGAGGCGCAGCGCATAGAGGAAGCCAATGACTATGACGACGCTATGGAATCCATGGAGCGCAAGTACTGGGAAGGCCAGTGTGACGCTCTTGCTGCAGTCTATCAATTAACATATCAGTTGTCATTTGCTCTGGATGAGAAGTAGCAGCAGATCCACATGCCGCAACCCTCTGTTACGAACGCTTGACAAAAAACCCTGAATCGTATAGAATTGGATTACGACCACTAGAAAGGACCCCCCATGCCAAACTGGGTATATAACTCATTAGCAATAGAAGCAGTAGATACTGACCCTGAACAAATCAGCAAGTTAGTCTCTCAACTCAATCAACCATTTGAGGTCAATCATGACCAATGGAACTCTGAGACTGGCCAAATGGAAAAGAAGCCTGTCAAATATAATAATCCTGTGTTTGCATTTTGGAACATTGTCAAACCTACAGACCTAGATACCTATTTTGGGGAACAACCAAAGACCGACCTTAGCAAGCCTATTAGTTTTGATTCAGACCATTGGTATGACTGGAATGTAAGAAACTGGGGAACTAAGTGGGATGTAGCCATGTCTGATGATGAGACCTATCGTGAAACCACTATGGAGCAAGACGATAAGTCTGTTATTTATAGTTTTAATACTGCTTGGTCCCCTGCGTTTCCTGCAATACTAAAACTATCAGAGCAATACCCTGATTTAGTCTTTAGCCTATTTTATCAAGAAGAAACTGGCTGGGGTGGCGAAGCACAGATAAAGAGTGGCAAGATTATTAGAGAGCAAAGTTATGAATCACAATGTAGAGATTGTGAGGAACTAGACTGCATGGAGTATTGCGATAACGATTGCGGTGAGATTTGCTCAAAGTGTAACTATCTAGGAGAGGCTGACCTAGATGCTGTCTCGGAATGTGAGATACACAAGGTATATCTAGATGAAGAACATGTGCCTGAGTATCGCTCATTTGACAAAGTACCAACAAATTGAGATAATAGAATAAACGACCTAAAGGAGATAAAATGGAAAAAGGCAGAGTTATTGAAGGGCTAGAGTATGTCGGTAGTTTCGGCGTAGATAGCGGTCAGGTTATGGTAGGCGACCCCTGCTATCTTGATGAGTGGAAAAGCAATAGAAACGATGAGTGGAATTTAGAGGGCAAGGTAGGTCAGTATTCCTATCATGGTGCTAGTGCCACTACAATTGAGTCTAGTGCTGGAGTGCTAGGCGACGGTAGGTCAGTAGTATTTAGTTCAGGCTATGGCGACGGAGTCTATCCTGTCTATGTACAATACAACGAGGATGGACGAGTTGCCAAGGTTCTTATTGAGTTTATTGGAGATGAGGAGTAATCATGGGAGACAGAATAGTATACACAATCGACCAGGGTGAAGGCCTATCAGTTAACTTGTACAGCCATTGGGGTGGCAGCGATAGGTTTGAGGCCCTGGCGCATGCGCTGCGGACTGCAGAGCCACGCTGGAATGATTCATCCTATGCGACTCGTATCATTGTGTCTCAGTTGATTGGGGACCAGTGGGACCAGGAACTAGGCTTTGGGCTATGGGCCAGTAACAGCAGCGGTGCATATGGAGGGGACCATCCAGATATCACAATCGACCTAGTTAACAAGATTGTTATAGATGAGACTGGCGACCACACATTCGAGGATTTTATTAATTACCATGGAGTGGCTTTAACTGCGAAAGTCTAGGTTTGGGTCACCTAGACATCGGTGGAGGGGCAGCGTGGGGTTGCCCTTCCACCACTTTTTTGATACAATGACAATGGAGGAATACTATGCGAATTAGACGAATAATTACAGAGGAAGAGAAGGTTGCCAAAAATATTGGTGATGTCGTATCTGACCTCAGAGTTGATTTAGAACGAGTTGGCGAATATATCGCAACCTCGCAGCCTTATGTAGTGTATAATCGTATTCAGGTAATAGCCGAAGCAGCGAAGGAAACCAAGGAGGGGACCAACTATGCCCGCAACAACTTTTGAGAACAAGGCCCTGATCTTGGGCCAACTATGGTTAAACTATAAATCAGATGACGAGTTAGCAGATTTCTTTGAGTACAACGATTTGGGGCTGCCACTTGCATTTGCATTTGCCGAGGGTATAGTAAATCATACTCCTACACTAGAACAGTATATAAACGAATCCTGGAATCTATTGATTGAGGGTTTGGATCTTGAGGATACAGGGTTTGAAGACATAACGGATCTTCTGGAGGAGGACGCATAAAAGCGCCCGTGCCAGATTTTTGGGGATTTGTCAAACCACAAACCTTCAAACCTTATTACGAAGGACATTACGAACCCCTAAAACTTTCCCCCTGCTGAACATTACGATCCAAACCTTTATATCCCCAAACCTTGTACCATAGAAACCTTGGTTTGTCAAACCAGGTGTATAATTAATATATGCCACACCACTTTGCTAAACTATATTCAAGAAAGTACCATGTCTCTGAAAAAGAAAGAGATATGGAAAAGCGTATCGAAAACAAAGTAGGTGCTATAACAGGTATGTTATATAGTATAGTAACCTTAAGAGTATTCTTTCCTTCTAAATCCCCCGCCAAAAACGCCGATCAAGCGGGCGGGCCAGCGCCCTATCCGATCCCGCTCGAAAAAGCGGGGGATAAAGAGTAGCAAAACTACCCCCTATAGAATAACAAATTTTTTTCCCTGGTTTTCTATATATTTTAAATAATTTCTTTAAAAAACATTACGATTATCGACAATTTCCCCCTGGTTTTGGTAGATTTTTATGGGCATATTTCATGCATAAAAGGACTTGACAAACCATTGTTTTGCATGTATAATGCCCAAACCTTATATCTGGATATGATGGTTTGACAATATCGGGCAAATGTGGTACGAAGGTTTGAAGGTTTGGGATATGAAGGTTTGTTAAAAAGGATTACGAACGCCATCGTTAAAAGTGCGCCCTACTCCACTATCCTCCACTTTACTCCACTTTAACCCTATCTAATAATAATATCAGTAAGATTTTTATGTGGATAAACCTGTGGATAACTATGCTTGACAAACCTTTTCTGCGGGTATATACTTGAGATATAACTACTAAAAAAGGAAAAAAATGATCTTTGTACAAGGAGAGTCAGCAACAGTAGCAAAACTAAAGATTAAGTCTACTTTTCAAAGTTTGCTTCCTGATGAGGATCTTGCAAGAGAATATCTAAATGAAGTCTCACGAGACCTTGATAGGCTCAAAGAACAAGACTCTCAAAATAGATGGACTATTGTGCGTGAAACACTTGCAGCAAACCGTCTTGCTGAACAGATATATGATCTTGACTCTCTAAATAGCATTCAAGAAACCGTTAGCAGTCTTTATAAGCAACTAAAACCTTTGCCAAAACGAAGTAAAAAAGAATTTTTTACATCTTTGTCAGTTCAATTGGCGACTCTTTCATTATTTGTATTGTTCTTTATTTGGACAACTTCTCAGGTGTAACCTGTGGATAACTATGCTACAATGGTAATCTATGATAGATATTTTATGCTTTAGTTGCGGGGTAATGTATAAAGCCCCCTATGACACAAATAACATTACGAAACAATGTCCAAAATGCCAGGACAAAATGTTTGAACAGCAAGCCTCATTTGAAGAATAATGCTATAATATTTTTGCTTATGGATCAAAAAATGTTAGACCTGATAGCCAAGATAATAAGTCCTTATCTTAAAACCAAACATAAGGAAAAAGAGTCTCACGAACTAGCAAGGCGTATACTAGAGGAGATAAACAAAGATGGACATAGATGACTTTATTCAAAAACAACAAGAGTTTTTTGATCGTGTAAGACTAGCCAGAGAAACACCCCATGAATGTGAGTGGGATTATCGTTTCATTCCAGATATAGGCAATGGAGCATTTTTTGAGACATGCACGATATGCCTTGAAACCAAAGGACTTATTGAGTTAAACTAGTACAAGGCTCAAACACACTGTGAGATAAAAACTCACCACATGGGCAGTTTGTTGGCATACATTGGCAATCATCTGGTTTTGGCAAATACTCTTTATCGTTGGCAGTATCTAAAACCTCACACTGCTTGTTAGATTCATGTGATATAAACCTACCACACCTACAAAACCCTACCTTCCCATACTCTCCAGCATGACCTATGCCTTGAGGACTAGCATTACATAGTTTGGGATCCATATATCTAGTTTACCATAAAATCGGGGGGAAATAAGATTACGAACACTGTCTTATAGCCCCATTGACCATACGGATCAAACCTCGTCTTGTTATCTTACTAGCGTCAAATGTCTCCGTATATCCCCCTTGTGGCATATCGTCCTTATCCAGGAAATGTCCATGTTTCTTTCTTAGGGTTTGTAATACTAGGGTTTCTACTGCTCTTGCTTGATCCCGCCGAGAAAATGACCAATACTTAATTAGTATCCAGCCTTTGGTCCTATGGCTTGCAAACCTTTTACCAGATATGTCCGATATGCCTATTTTGATAGCCTTGTGTATGGGGCTGTAGAGTATATATAGTAGGGTCATTACTTTATTATACCTTGCCCAAATAGGGTATAATTGATACATGAACCAGAAAAAAATAGATCAAAGCGTTAGAATCCTAACAGGCTTCTTTGGCATTATTATTGCTATTATTATAGTTGCAGCCATAGTTGGTTGACATACCGCCCAGTTTTTGATAGACTGGATACATGCAAACCTTTCTACCACAATCAGACTATAGTGTGGCTGCTGCCATTTTGGACAGCAAGCGCCTCAACAAACAAATATTAGAGTGCTATCAAATCCTCAATGTCCTTTCTGGCAAGTCTCCTACAGGTGGTTGGCGCAACCATCCAGCAGTATTGATGTGGAAAGGCTTTGAGCGTGGCCTGTGGTCTTATGTACAGGCTATGATTACAGAAGCCAAGTCTCGTGGCATCAAGACTGAAAACAATGAGGCAAACCTTAATAACCTTAAAGATATGTGTTGGGACGATTGGGGCAATACCATTCCTGATTATTTCCAAGATGAGAACAAACTGCTTCGTATTGTAACTACTCATCGTGCAAACCTATTTAAGAAAGATCCATTGTTGTACGCACCATTCCAATATGCAGTTACAAGCATTAACAATGCACCATGCTGTCCTGAGCGTAAAGAGCCTTGTAAATATTATTGGCCAACACATGAAAAAGTAACCGATAGTGCCCTTGTAGGGCATTGATAGGTTTTCTTTTCTATTTTCCGCCGAACTTTAAAGCATGATATAATCAATCTATGGAAAAATCTAAATGTTTTTATTGTGACAAAGATGCAACATTTTACGATGTTGTATTAAATAATGATGAATATATTGTGAGCGATGTCTGCTCAGACCATTTTTCCGTCGAATTTGTATCTTAGACGATAGGGAAAAATGAATAAAAGAATATTGAAAGATGGCTCGGAAGTCGAATCATATGATAAACCTATCGATTTGATTATTCACACCAAAGCACCAGCCAAGTGGAAACTAATAGATCTTGAAACAGGCCAGGAATACCTAGGCTCTGAAATACCACATGGGACATTTGCTGAAGTATTAAGAAACAAAGTATTAAATGGCATTATTGGCTCATGGTTTAAAACCAAGGGCAGAGATATTTGACAATACGACCTAAGTAGGGTATACTGAATATATGCAAGACTTAATCTATACATACGGCTCATGGGTGTTGGCTGTCATTGGAGTGGCAGGCATATACTTTGTTGGTCGCAAAGATAAGTGGGGTTGGAATGTCCTATTGTTTAATGAGGCGTTATGGATTACATACGCTATAGTTACTGAGCAATATGGATTCATTGTCTCTGCCCTCGCATATGCAGCGGTATACATTAGATCTTACATACATTGGTCAAAAGAGCCAGTTAACGAACTAAACATTTAGGAGATTATTATGATTAGTGCATTCTTCCTCGTACCTGCGTTTATTGCTGGGTATGTATTTTGTTACTTTGTAATGACATACAAAGTTGATCAAAATTAATTATGAGCAGAACATTAGAGTGTCCAATCTGTAAAAAAGAGTGGGAATTAAGATGGGGCATTATGGCAAACGAATCTCTGTCTAGGCATATGAAAGAGCATAAGTGAAACCAAAAGCACACATCTATGATGTTGACGGCACCCTTGCAAATGTAGATCCATTTTTGCACCATGTTCGTGGTGGCAATAGAGATTACGATGCCTTTCATTATTCTTCTATTGATGCCCTGCCGAATACAGAAGTTGTTGAGATGTTAAATAATTCTTATAGTGATAAATTTTCTGTAATTATTGTTACATCAAGAAAAGAAAAGTATCGTGGTATAACATCACTCTGGCTACAAAAAAATAATATAAAAAGCCATGCTTTGTTTATGAGAGCAGACAACGATAATAGGCCAGACTATGAGGCTAAAAAAGATATACTAAATAAGATCAACGAACTCTGGGAAGTTGCTCATGCGGTTGACGACAACCCGCATGTAATTAGGTTGTGGGAAGAAAATAATATACCAACTACTAAGATAGGAACATGGGATGGAGATCGTAGTTGACTAAACAGGCTAACTATGATATGATATATATATGAAAAAGAATAACAACAGAGTATCTCAACAAAAATCAAAGAGATATGCTAAAAATAAAAAAAGACTAAAAGATAAGCCCTACCTTTCTAAGTTTGAACGCCAGCAGTTGGCAAAAAGAGCAGAAATCTTGGGTCAATCTCTAAGCAGCATGGCTGGAAATGTTAGATAAAATAATTAATCTATTGTTTTCTTGGGATAGATTGCGTGTTGCTATTTTTGCAGAAGTAGATTGGTTTAACTCTATTACTCGCACATTAAATGATCCAGAATCTATGAAAACAACATCTGCATTCTGGTGTGAAGAAGATGGTTGGCGTGGCTGGGGTATTAAAGAAGATGGCTCATACTACTTTCATGACTTGCCAGAAAAAGATTTAGGCGGTATACTTGATATTGTAGTAAAAAAAGAAACAGTATACTAGAGGAGATAAATATGCCATGTGGTTGTGGTTTTTCAACTGAGTACCCAGAATGCAACGGTACTCATAAAATAGTAAAATCTGTAAAAGATAAGATTATTGCAGATATTGAAGCCATTGATATATCAGATGGAAAATTAAATGGACTTGGCATGAAAATGCTTGTTCTTGATGCTATCAAAAAGGTAAAAGGTGTCTAACTGGGTTTGTCCTTGTAATGGCTGTAAAAAGGCACAGAAGGTCATTATAGACCAGATCATTGAAGAGTATAAGTCTTGTCCTAATATAGTTGAGTCTGAAGAAAAACTATTTTGTTATACATGGTGGAGACATGATGACTGTGTAAGGATAATGAATCTTCTTAATAAGATTACGAAGAATGATAAATATTCTATACCGCCAGTTAGACAGGAAGTTTCAGATGCTATTGATGAGATGTTAGCAGATCCCAACACACATGAGATACTTAAGAGACTGAAAGACTAAGCAGCAGTAGCCAAGTTGGTCAAGGCCCCGAACTCATAATTCGGTTATCGTCAGTTCAAGTCTGACCTGCTGTACAAGGCTTAACCAGATTCGACTCAGGTTAAGTACAACTGCCCCGAAAATTACGCTGGCTAAAACGGTGGGTAGCATTTGTCGAGAATGTCCACTTAGTTGAGGTCTAGGGAACAGAGCCAACAGTTGATTCTTCCGTAAAAACGGACTTCGTGGTTGGCATTTATTTTACCCTCGTAACTCAGTGGATAGAGTAGCGGACTTCTAATCCGTTTGTCGTTGGTTCAAATCCAATCGAGGGTGCTATAATAGTTTTATGGATGATAATCAAATAGACGAAATTCGAATTCTAATATATAGAAATTTATCTAGAGCAAGCAGAAGATCTCCAAACGATTTTTCAAAAATAGCATATTCTAATGAAGATATTGTTGAAAAAATTGAGTACAACATAAATAGTCATGGGTATAGATCTATAGACTTTAACAAAAATAATGAAATTTTAGTATTAGGGTGCTCTCAAACATACGGTTCTGGAATGCCAAATGAATTTACTTGGCCAGAACTTTTTTCTAATTCTATTAATAAAAAGTATTCAAGGTTGGCTGTGCCAGGGGATAGTATAGGTGCTCAAGTTTATAAAGCATTTAAATATTTTGAAGAAATAGGTAATCCAGAAATAGTTGTAGGAACATTTCCATTATATAGACTAGAGTTTGTTTCTATTCCAAATAAATTTTTGGCTTCTATTAGATCTGGAAATACTGAGTTAGAAAGAACAACAATTGGAATAGCACATTTTTATCAAGAAAAACCAATTGAATTTTCTAAAATTCCACACGACCCAGAGTTTGTTATTCCAAGAGAATTTTCTATATTTTACAATTTTATGCTAATACAAATGCTTGAACAATATTGCAAGTCTAATAAAATAAAATTTATTTGGAGTATATATGATAGCAAGGAAATTGAAATATATATGCAATCAGCACCAAATACTTTAAAAAATTATTTAAGAACCTCAGATGCTTTGTCTGGCTGCCAATGGAATGAAGGTAAGGGCTGTGCAAAAGAATCAAAACACAAATTATTTGATTGGGCTGCAGACTATGATGCTAAAAAGGATTTGGGACATTGGGGCATACATACTCATAAGCACACGGCAGAATTATTTATTGAAAGATATAGGCAAATACAAAATGATTAACAATATTAAGTGGATATATTATAAAATAATTATTTGGTTTAAAAATAGAAAAAGAAAAAAGAAAGACTTTATTTATTAATGATAATACTTGGAATAAACGAAACTAGTCATGATGCCTCAGTTTCTCTAATTAAAGACGGAGAGATCCTTTTTGCTGGGCATGCAGAAAGATATAGTAAGAAAAAAAATGATTGGTATAACAACACAAATATATATTTAGACGCATTAAAATATGGAAAACCAACACATATAGCATATTATGAAAAACCACAACTAAAGCGATCAAGGCTTTTGTTGCGTGGTGGTGCTGGAGAGTGGAAACCAACAATGCCATTTGATCTTCCTGTAAAATATTTTAGCCATCATTATTCCCATGCAGCAGCAGGATACTATACAAGTAAGTTTGATGATGCAGTAATAGTAGTATTAGATTCAATTGGAGAATATAATACTTCTACGGTGTGGACTGGAGAAGGTTCACAAATAAAACAAGTATATAAAAAGAATTATCCATTTAGTTTTGGATTGTTTTATTCTGCATTTACAAAATTAGTTGGACTAAAACCTAACGAAGAAGAATATATTTTTATGGGTATGGCAGCATATGGAGATTGGACAAGATATTTTATAAAAGTTAAAGAATACTTTTACAATATTGATAAACAAAAATACAATTTTCATAAAGGCATTTTAGACTGGAATGAAACTATTGATGATCAAGCGAAGTTTGATATTGCAGCAGCAGTTCAAAGGGTATATGAAGATAGACTTGTCAACTTTATGGCTATGGCTCAAAAGTTAACTAAAAAAAGAAACCTTGTTTTTATGGGCGGTTGTGCATTAAATTGTGCAGCCAACACAATGCTCTGGAAAATGTTTGATGATATTTGGATTATGCCAAACCCAGGAGATGCTGGATCATCTCTTGGCGCAGCAGCAGCACTGTATGGAAAGCATCTAAATTGGAATACCCCATATCTTGGATATGATCTTGGCGGAGAATACCCAGTACAGCAAATCGTGGACGGTATATTAAAAGATGGAATCGTAGCAGTAGCAACAGGCAGAGCAGAATATGGACCAAGGGCTTTAGGAAATAGATCAATTCTCGCAGATCCAAGAGATCCAAATATTAAAGACAAAGTTAATTTAATTAAACAAAGAGAATTATTTAGACCTTTTGCTCCAGTAGTTATGGAAGAATGTGCATCTAAATGGTTTGATATGGATTTTACAAGCCCATACATGCAGTACGCAGTCAAGTGCCTACAACCAGACAAAATACCCTCTGTCGTACATGCTGATGGTACCTCAAGGGTTCAAACAGTAAATAGAAACCAGCATCGTGGTTTGTGGAGAGTTTTAAACAAGTTTTACCTTCAAACTGGAGTACCCATACTACTTAATACCAGTTTAAATATAAAGGGTCAGCCCCTATTAAATGATGAAGATGATATTATTCAATGGGAAAATAAATATAACTTTACAATTATTAGGTAAGGTGCTATAATTGTAGTAAGAGTGTGGTTAGACTATGTGTGTCGGGAAACACATTTAGCCTATGTTGCAACACCACACTCCCCTAGATTTTGTAACACATATAACAGAAAGAGAACTCATGAGTGAAGTAAAGTGTCCATACACTGGCAAAACATATACAACAGAAGCCACAACAAATAAAGATTGGTGGCCAAACCAACTAGACTTATCCCCTCTTAGAAAAAATTCTTCTAAGTCAGATCCAATGGGGGAAGACTTTGACTATGCTAAAGAGTTTAGCAGTTTAGATCTTGATGCTATTAAGGCTGATATTGATACTCTTCTAACTACCTCGCAAGATTGGTGGCCTGCAGACTATGGCAATTATGGACCATTCTTTATTCGTATGGCATGGCACAGTGCTGGTACTTATAGAGTAACTGATGGTCGTGGTGGCGCAGGAGAAGGTCTACATAGATTTTCACCACAAAACTCATGGCCAGACAATGGCAATTTAGATAAGGCTCGTAGACTTCTATGGCCTATTAAGAAGAAATATGGCAAGAAGATTTCATGGGCAGACCTTATGATTCTTGCTGGTAATGTTGCTTTAGAAAACATGGGCTTTAAGACATTTGGTTTTGGTGGAGGTCGTGAAGATGTTTGGGAAGCAGATGATACTTACTGGGGTAGTGAAAAGGAATGGCTTGCAGATAATCGTTATAGCGGTGATCGTGAGTTAGAGAATCCTCTTGCTGCAGTACAGATGGGTTTGATTTATGTAAACCCTGAAGGACCAAATGGTAATCCAGATCCACTTTTATCTGCTCGTGATATTCGTGAAACATTTGCTCGTATGGCAATGAATGATGAAGAAACCGTTGCTCTTATTGCTGGTGGACACGCATTTGGTAAAGCGCATGGTGCTGGAGATCCTTCACATGTTGGGCCAAATCCAGAGGCTGCGCCTATCGAAGAGCAGGGTCTTGGATGGAAGAATTCGTTTGGCAAAGGTAATGCAGAAGATACAATTACAAGCGGTATTGAAGGTGCATGGACTGCTACTCCTACTAAGTGGGACAATTCATACTTAAAAACTTTATTTAAGTACGATTGGAAGCAGGTAAAGAGTCCTGCTGGTGCAACACAATGGATTCCTACAGATGAGTCTGCTGCTGATTTAGTTCCAGATGCACACATTCAAGGTAAATTTCATGCTCCAGTTATGACAACTGCAGACCTTGCGCTTAAGTTTGATCCAGAGTATGAAAAGATTTCAAGACGATTCCTTGAAGATTTTGACTACTTTTCTGATCAATTTGCTCGTGCTTGGTTTAAGTTGACACATAGAGATATGGGTCCAATTGCAAGGTATCTTGGTAGTGAAGTTCCTTCAGAAGAACTAATTTGGCAAGATCCAGTTCCAGCATATGTTCCAATCAAAATCGATATTGAGTCTGTTAAAAATGAAATTAAATCATCTAAGATTCCAGTCTATCATTTTGTTTATACAGCATGGGTTTCTGCTTCTACTTTCCGCAAAACAGATAAGCGTGGTGGAGCAAATGGATCCAGAATAAGACTGGAGCCACAAAACACTTGGGAAACTGTAAATAATGATATGGTATGGGGTACATTAACATACCTTGAAGATTTACACGAAAGATTGGCTGGAAACATGTCTTTCGCAGACCTGATTGTTCTCGCTGGTTGTGCTGCTATTGAAAAAGCATCTGGAGAGTCTGTAAGTGTTCCATTTACTCCTGGACGAACTGATGCAACACAAGAGCAAACAGACATTGAATCATTTAAAGTTTTAGAACCAGTCGCTGATGGTTTTATAAATTACTTAAAAGATGGTATAACTGTTCCTGCAGAAAAACTCCTAGTAGAAAAAGCAAACATGCTAAACCTTACTCCAGTAGAACTTGTTGTCTTGCTAGGTGGCATGAGAACTCTTACTGGGCACAATCTTCATAATGGATATTTAAAAAATATTCTTTCTGGTCATTTTTCGTGGACTCAGGTTTCTGAAAATAAATTTGAGGGAACTGTTGACGGAGAGCCAACTGGATCAGCAACTCGTGCTGACTTAATTATAGGATCAAATTCTGAACTTCGTGCTATTGCAGAGGTGTATGCATGTGATGACGCACATCAAAAATTCATAAATGACTTTGCAAAGGTGTGGAACAAGATAATGATGCTTGACAGATTTGATGTAAAGTAATATGGATTGCCTCCTTAACTCAGGGGTAGAGTACCCGCCTTGTAAGCGGGTTGTCGTAGGTTCAAATCCTACAGGAGGCTCAAATGAACGAACTAGAATATGAAATTAAAGCAATATTGTTTGAAATTGGTAAAGATTTAAAGGTTCATAAATTAATTGATGGCAACCTAATTGTTGAAATTGATTACGACAAATATACAATTGAGATAATGGAACTTTTTGCAAAATATTTTTCTAGTTAGTTGGTAACCAGAATAAAGAGTTGTCTTCGTATATTTCTTTATCAATAGGGAACATATTTCTAATATATTCTAAATCTTCTTCAGTTAAAGAGTTAAACAAAATTTCTGAAGAATTATTTTTAAAGTATTCTTTGTTTGCATTTTCGATTTTTATGTTTGATGATATGCCCAAGTCTTTTAAAATTTTATTTATTAGTAAGTTGTAATCAATTAATTTTAAGTCTTTTTGTCTAATCATTAAATTAACTCTGCGAATTCTTTTATAAATTTCTTCTGTATTAAACTTTTCATTGTTTTCATATTTGACCATAGCCTCTTGGAGAAGTGACCTGGTCTCGACATCTGGACTCAGCATAAAATTTTTAGACTGAAAATCTTTCATATATCCCCACCTTTGTGCCGTATTATATAGTTCATCTTTGCTAATCACAAGTGGCTCAGTATTCATCTTAATTATGTTCCAGTTATCTTCATCTACTAAACCATTTTTTATTGCAACAGAATGACACATAGCACTAACAAAAAACTCACATGGATCTCTAAAAATAGATATAATATATGTTTTATCATCTATCCATGATGGCCAACCAGCATGCTGCCTCATATCTTCTGGAGACTTTACTAGTTCTATTCCATTATCTTTTAGTATGTTTTCTATCGGACGCAATATGTACTTAGTTAAAAACCTACCGCCAGTTTTTGGAATATGTAAAAAATAAACTTTGTTATATTTCATGAAAACATTGACTTCAATACAAAATCAGAAGCAACACCAGTAAAACGATCATACACCTTATTATCAATTTTAGATATTAATGTTGGTATTGATTGCACATTATACTGTTCTGCTTTAACAAAATCCTTGTCTACATCTATCTTGTCATAGTGTATATCTGGATTATTAGATATAAAATTTTCTATGATTGGAGCCATTCTTTTGCATGGAGCACACCAATCTGCAGTAAAATGTATTAACTCTTTCAACGCTTATCCTTTTTATTGTATTCACCATACTTACCAAGTACTGCTTTTACTGTTCCATCTTTACGAAGACGAACAATCATTCCATCTTTAATCTGAATAGGGTTAAATGGATGTTTGGATCTATATTTTCCAGATGATTTTCTTGAAGACATTATATTGTGTGTCTTTCTCTACTTGCTCTTGTGTAGTCCTTGCCAAAATCAGCAAACAAAGCCTTATCTTTTTCACGATTAACAATTGATCTTGACCATGAGAATCCTGCGTCTCCACCCCATGCTAACCACATAATATATCCATTAGATGGGTTTGCTTGATTGCCCCAGTCTTTACCCTTTTTGTCTACTTCATGGCGTGAGAAGTATGAGTACATTCTCTTAACAGTACTAAGAGATAAAGATTCACCTCTTGCTAACTGACCTGCACGAGTCCAGCCAACAGAAGTTCCTGCACCAGTTGCTTTGCCTTGCTCTTTAAATCTAATTGCTTTTCTTGCTGCTGCTCTAGCACCTGCTGGTGGTGAGTAGCCATCTGCCTTTTCTACAGAATCTGTATCATATACAACAGTGTCATCATCTTCCCAAATATCATCAGCCTTTTTGGCAGGGACACAATTAGGAACCATTCGTCCACCATCTCCTGGCTTCATTCCTCTTTGAACATATCCATCCCAACATGGTGCTTTTTTATTTACATTTGTACAACAATCTGATTTCATTTCTCCAGATTGGCATTGTGGACATTCCTCGCATGTCACATCTAATTCTTTACACATTGGGCATCCGCATCCCTCGTATGCTTTATCCATTCCTACATTCTCTTCTAATGATGGCATAACCATAACCTCCGATGCCTTTGCTCCAACAAAATATTCAGTCTCTTCAAGACCGCCTTCTTCCATTTCAAATAATTGTATTAGTATTGCTGGCTCTGTTGGGCTTGCCTCAATAGCATATTCTGATCCTGGTGTTCCCAGCATACCCTCGTTCATAACATGAACTACACGACCAACATACATTTCTTCTTCGTGTGGGGCCATAACCATGTCGCCCTCTTTGACCATAGCCTTGTCTATATTGCCCTCAGAACGGTTTATAGCATAGATCTGTGCTGCTGCCTCACGACGAGTCTTATGGCATCCCATAACCTCTCCTGTGTCCTTTAAAGCAGGGTATCCAGAACAACCTGACGACCCCTTAGAACCTATACGATATGGCATCTAACTATTATAGCATAAATGTGGAGCAGTTTATAGACTTGCTCAGGTCCCCCAAGTTGCGATCTTGGGCTTATCCGTACTCAGCAATAAGGTTGCTATTAGCAACTGCATGTATCATGACGGAATGTTTTATTATACTACTTTATTTTGATTGTTTTTGGTTTCTTTTCTTCGGGGATGTTTCTTTCCACAAAGACGCTAAGAATACCGTCTGCCATTTCAGCACTATCTACCTCCATATACTCTCCAAGAGCAAAGGTGCGTGTGAATTTGCGAGTTGCGATACCCTTATGAAGTACATTTTCTGTACCCTCTTCGGTTTTCTCACCCTTGACGATTAGACTTCCATTATCCACAGAAACCTCGACTTCGTCCTTGCTGAAACCAGCAATGGCCAAAGACAACTTGTAAGTATCCTCATCGATCTTTACCACATCATATGGTGGATAAGATTGACGAGTTGCCTCACGATGGATGTTATAGAAGCGGTCCAACTCTCTGTTGAAACCAATAAAAAAAGGATCCTTAAAAAGATCCAATGACCATGTACTTACCATTTTTTTCCTCCTTGTTAAGCGAGTCATTTTAAGTACCCCCCTTTGGGCAGGTACATATATATTATAGCATAAAAAATGGAGGTGTCAAATTAATAACACCTCCAAATTTTATTTATTTTTTACAGCATTTGCTGTGGCTTTCCGCCACCGCCAGACTTCTTCTTTGCAACAGCCTTTTTAGCAGGCTTCTTTACAACTTTTGCAGTCTTAAGTGCTACATCAACATCTTCTACTGATGGCATTCTACCAAATGCAGTATCGGATGGATTTGCTGCTCTCAATACAACTGGCACAAGTGCACCAAGCAATGAGTATGCAAGTGTCTGTATGTCAGTAACTCCAGAAGCATACATTGCTGTTGCTGCTCCAAGGACTGATCTTCCGTATGATGCTAACGCTTTCTTGATTTGTTCATTCATTTTATTCCTCCTAGGATATGAACTTACTAATGGCTACCCAAACTGGTTGAGCAATCCATATTCCCATTATACCAGCAACCCCAGCAAAAACCTTGGGGGCAGGCAATGGCAATTTTAATGAGATACATATAAGCCCAAATACTAGGCCTACAGACAAAGATAATAATATTTCTTTCATTTATTTACTCACATTTCTAGACTCTACATAGTCTTTAATAAAGGGAACTATAACATCTACCTCTTGCCAAGGAACAGCATTAATTAGTAAGTGGTTGATACCTCTTTTTTCAAGAGTTTTTACAAAGTCATCAAATTGTTCGTGTGTAAAGTAGGCAGCATCTAACACTACCTTTGGTATTTCTCCTTTTTGCCAAACAGGCCTGATAGCATAATTTGTCAATAAATCAAGTTCTTCTTCTGTTTTCCTAATAATTGGAGTAATTGCAAGCATTATTTCTACTCCATCTAACTCCAGTGGAATTAACTTATTAGGATTTTTTAATACATCAGACCAGCCACCACGAACATATATGTGGTATGGCAAAATAATTTTATGACCATACTTCTTTGCTGCTTTAAAAACATATTCATTAGTTGTTGAAACATATACATCTAGTTTGTTTTTGTGGTTTGGATCACGCCAATATCCTGGAGATTCTTTATCTTGATCCATTTCATTAAGTTGTTTAAGAAACTCTATCATGTAGTTTGATCTGTCAACTGAACTTGAGTCATCATTTACATCCCCGACAATTCCGCCAACCCCAGATTCGTGATCTTTTATGTATCCAGAGATTAAATTAATCTGAAGCCTCCCTTTGTCTATTTTGTCCATAGACCTATTTATCATAGAAAGGTACTGTGGAGATATTGTGTATGGGCGAATTGCTACGAGATACTTTATTTGTTCTCCCTGCTTTATATCAATTGCTGCCTTTACAAACATATCTCCTTCAGGAATATCGTGTGTAAACATAACTCCAGAAAAATGACTACTGTTAAGGTTCGATGGTGACTTTATGTTACCTGGATCCCCCATCACACCGCCAAAATAATAAAAATTCATTATATTATTCTATCATCATTTTCTGGTAGTAATTTTTTTAATTCTTTAAATTCTGAAGATATTTTTTTAAGAGCAAAATCATGAGGAGAAACCATTCCCTCAATAGCAACACCGTACTTGTCGTAATATTCAAGTTGTGGCTCAACTTCATCAATAAATTTTTTAAGACCTGCCTGCACAGCCTCTATATATTCATAGGCTAAATCACGAGAATCTGAAACAAATTTCAAAAAATCCTCATTTGCTTTTTCTTTATCTGTTTTATTTTCTTTATGTTGAATTTCTTGTTCTAGCAAAGTCTTAAGAGTGTTGGCAAGAATCGAAACATTAATTCTTTTTTGAACAGAGTACATGTATAAAAATAATACTGATGTAATAGATAATAAAATAATTAAGAATAAATCAATCATAGTTCTTTACCACCTTCTCTAACTAATTGAACTATAGCACCATTAGCCTCAAGGGCCTTTTTTGTTTTAATCATATAATTAGCAGCACGAATCTTGTCATCATGACTTAACAGCATAAAAGATTTTTCTGATGCCCTAACAGTAATAAATCCTTCTTGATGTTCTATAATATCCAAACCAAACCCCTTTGGGGCAAGGTGATCTAATGATCTAAATGCTCTTCTCATAGCATCTGTATATACTACTCCATTGTTAGAGATTGCCATGTAAGCCCCCAATCAGCCTTTGTCTTGTGGTTAGAGAATTCTTTAGATATTTCTCCATTTTCTAAATATACCCCGCCCCATACGCCCCACTCTTTGCCAGAAATTCCAACAGAAAAACAATCTTTTCTTACTGGACATTTAGAACAAAGTAGGTCAACAGCAGGCCTAAGTAATTCATCTTCTTCGTATTTATCAAAAAATACATTTGTGTCGTAGTCTAGACATGCAGCATCATCTTTCCACTCATGCTTATTCATAGTTATGCTACATACTTGTCAGGTATTTCCCATCCGTTTCTAGAAACGACAAAAGTTTTTTTCAAGTACCATGCACCGTTTTTTCTTGCACCATACTTTGATGTAAAAGCCTTATCTGACTTTAGCATCTCAATAACATTCCAACCATCCCAAGATAAATTTTTGTTTTTAGAAACAATAGTTTCCATTTCCTCAAGAGATTTAATTGTTTTCATCATACCCCCCCCTAAAAGTTGTATACATTAGTATTTATATTTTTTGATTTTGATAAACTAACCAGGTTTGAAGTTCTTTCTTTTGGATTTGAAACAAAAACAAAATGGTTAAAACTATCAACATTTTCTTCAAACCATTGAGGTGTAACCCTAAACAATTTGATCTGCTTTCCTCTAGACTTCATACCCCTTTCAGAAAGATTTACAAACTCCATTGCCATATCATTAATATTGCCTGGACCAACAGAATATAAATAAAATTCTTTTTCGTTGTCTTTTAATTCAGACAAAGCAACAGCCATTGCTCTAAGGAAAATATTATAGTTGTTGAAGTTAGGCGTTCCCTGAACCCCGACTATCATCACTTGTCCCTTCTGTTAGTTTGTCTACTATGAACAACATCTTATCTAATTGTACCTTATCCATGTTACTTGTGTCAACTCTTTCCGCAGAATCTTTATCAATTCTTTCATTAACCAGAGGCGCTTTATAAAATGTGTTATTTTTGATCCAATAGGCCTCATCGTCTACAACTATAACTTTGGTAGTAGAGTCGTCCTGATGTTTAGCAGATTGGGTTTTTGCTTTCATTTTTCTTTTATATTTTTTAGCACCCGCATATCTATGATGAAGCATTGCCTGGCTTACAATTTGTCTAGGCATATAACTTTTGCGACTCTTAATAATATAAATAGATACCCCTAGTACAATTATTCCTGTTAATAAGACTGCCCCAAGCAAATTATTCATAGGTGCCCCCATAAACTTATTCTATCATCGTTTATCAGCAATAATTTTTAGAAGTTGTTTAAGAGTAGACCTTTCGTTTGCATCCAACATTTTAACTTGGCTTTGATCAAAAGATTTTTTATTAATTTTAACAATTGGATTTGCATCTGTCACATCCATATCTATAAAACCTTTTTCCCAAAGTGTCATAGTAACTTCTGAAAAGTAACTGCCGATAGCATTGTCTAGTTTGGGGTCAATGTCTTTTAACATTTCTGTTTTTACATACATATTTTCCCCAGTTTCTGGATCTTTACCAGCAAACCTCAACCCTCCAGTTAAAATTAATTTTTGAAATATTCTTTCTGAATCTCTCACTTTCCAGACTTCTTTCTTGCTTTTGCTAAAGCATCAAAATCTTTTACCTTGGTATCCCCAAGATAGCCCCAGGCATATCCATCATTAATCATATGATCATTGACTGAGACAGTATCCTCATTAACATATATCCATCCAAGTATTCTGCCATACTTTTCTGAAGAGTCCATTTTTTCAGTTTTAATGATAACTGACTTTGCATCTTTAAGAAACTTTTTTAAATATTCTTTTGACTCAAGACCTAAAACCTTTTCTGCTTTATCTGATGTGCGAGACTCAGGGGTATCAATACCAGCCAGCCTTACACGAGATGAAAACAAAATGTCAAATCCTAAATCAATTAAAACGTCAATGGTATCTCCATCTACTACGTTTTCTACTTTTCTTACATAATATGTATACATACAAGCCTCCTTAGACCCAATACTTAATTATAGCAGTTATAGCCAGAATTGTCCAGAGGATATTGAACCAGATTAAGGTTGGTATGGTTTTTACAGTAGAAGACCATATTAACATTAGGCTTGAAACCAGGGCAAAAATATAAAGCCACCACCACTGCTTGTCAAATAATAGTCCTGGGATAATAATTATTGCTTTGGCGACAAATGCAAAAAACTCAACAGTGTTTGGTTTGTTCCAGTATTCTATTTTCCCCATAGTTTTAAGAGAATGATACCAGCCTGGTCTTGTTTTCATTTTAAACTTTCTAAAAATTGTCTATGATCCATACACTCTGCTATTTTATAATTTTGATAGTTATTGTAATAGTCATACATGTCAACTCCCTTTTTATAGTCAGGAGAGTTTTCTGTGTATGTTTTAGCAACATCTTTATTTATTGTATCGTGTGCAGATCCAACAAATATCCAACTGTTTATTGTCCATTCATTACCAGCATCTAAACTATTAGGTAGCCTACTGCCCCACTTATCCATTTTTTCTTTTAAATTTTTTGGTGACTTTTCATAAGAGAATTTTTTCCAAAAATCTGTGTCTTTTCTTAATGTTATATAATGAAAATAAATAAAATCAGAAATGCTATTGTTCATTTTTAATATATTGTTATTAAATTCTTTTCTTATTTCTTCAGAGTTACCACTTATCCATAGAGGGTTGTCGAATATTTGTGATAATTGTACTATACTTACCCAAATAGATGTTGCCTCTAATGGTTCAATAAAGTTTGCTGCGAGTCCTATTGCTACACAATTATTTATCCACGGTTCTTCATAGCATCCAGCATTAAATTGAAACCCACCCTTGTCTTTTCTAGGGTATATTGGCTCATATCCCAGAAATTCTTCTATTTCTTTTATTGCATCTTTTTCAGATATAAGAGATGAATCATATACATACCCGCAACCGAATCTTGTTTGAAGTGGTATTTTCCACATCCATCCATACTTCATTGCTATTGCCTCTGTATATGGCGGTATTTTATCTTCCATATCAATAAAAAATGGAATGGCAGAATCAACAGGAAGAAAGTCTTTATAACTGTTCCATTTGGCATTATATACTTTACCAATAATTAATCTATGAAATCCACTACAGTCAAAAACAAAATCACATAAAATGTTTTCATTATTTTCTAAAAGTAAACTACTTATATATCCATTTTCACCCAATGAAATATTTTTTATAGTGCCATCTATTAGTTTTATTCCTCTTTCGGTTCCTATTTCCTTTAGCCTATTTGCTAATTTTGTGGCATTAAAATGTATAGATATGTTGCCTATTTTTTTATAGTCAAAAATAGGATCTTTTTTAGAAACAAACCCAAAGTCTACCTTATTATTTTCTAAAACAAAAGGAACTTTTTTCTTTTCTGAAATTTTTTCCATGAAGTCTATCTCATTTACGCTATTATTTAAAGACAGGCTTGCTACCATTAGTGGACTATTTGATAAATATCTATCACTTAAAGCATCAAAACCAAGTTGTTTATCAGTTGTAGAAAAACCGTGGTAATAAAATCTTCCATCATTATTCCAGTTTGTAAACTTAATTCCGTTTTTTATTGTTGCATCACAATTTTTGATTAAGTCTGACAATGGTATATCTAAATGATTTAAAAAGTCTGTAAGGTATGGCGTAGAGCCTTCTCCTGCACCCAAAATTCCTATCTCTGTTGATTCTATAACTGTTATGTCTAGGTCTGGATATGATCGCTGCGCTTTAAGCGCTGTAAGCCAACCAGCAGTTCCTCCGCCAACCACAACTATTTTTTTTGTCATTACTTTCTACCCCACTGTATTTTATTCCATCCACGCTCATGAAAATAATAAAGAATAGTCTTAGTAATAACTTCTAAACTTGCTATGCTTGCAGCAACTACTGGCTTTTTAGTAATAAACCAGGATATAACGAATGTATCTGCAGTACCAACTACTCTCCAGGTGATTGCTTTTACTGCAGATCTAGATTTTGTTACGCTCATGATGGCCACTCCATATTACTTGGTTTAGTGAGCCAGTCCCACAACTTAGATACCCATTTCTTTACGCTTTTGCGTAGCCGATATAGCATGAATGTCTGCCCCCAAATCTACTTGTTCAATCTTGTATCCTACATCACGGCCATAAACAATGTTTGTGATGTTTGGTAGTCTTAGAATTAATGTATTTTTGTATGGATTATCTTTCTTTATATACCCCGAAACCTCATCATACATCAATGGATCCTTTTCTGATGTATTATAAGTGTTGCGTACACCAACTAATACCTGATCAGTTCTTTTATGTGCCTCATTCTTAAGAGCCTGATGACCCTCATGCCAAGGCTGATATCTGCCAAGTTGCAGGGTAGTAGGAGCAGACCAATCAAATAGACCACAAGCCTGCAATATTGTGTCTACTTCTTGCTCTACAGTGTACCCATCAAGAATTCTGATATGAAAGTTTATAGGATCTCTCCAAAGTTTGTTAGTGTCCTCAAACCTTCCTTCTTTTATTCTGTCAACCCACACAATAACATCAGCAAAGCCAAATGCACTCCTTGTTTCATCTGTTGGACAAACAAAGTCTACAATTACTGGAGCAACATTTTGTTTAGCAATTAGCCTTGCCATTTCTCCCATACGCCTTGCTTGTTCGATTCTATCGGCGGGAGTGAAAAAAAGATCTGAATTAACGGTAGACCTAACCTCGTCTGCATTAAGATGAATAGCGTTGATGCGTTCTTTAAGTGCAACTGCTAATGCTGTTTTGCCAGACCCAGGAAGTCCTATAATTTGTATAATCATCTTGTACCCAACTCTTCGTTTGGCATTATGTCAATAAGCAAATGAACTCTATCTATGTCACTATTATTTTCTACAAGATGTGGTCTTGAATTATTAATCTCCCAGCACTCTCCAGCCTGCATACTTATTTTTTCATTTCCTACCCCAAAAAATACATTATCTGAGGTTACTATTGGTATGTGATTTCGTCTAGAAAACATAAGATAATCTCCAGAGTCAAAATGTATTGATATGTCTTGTCTTGCTTTTAACTTGATTAGCAACACCATTCCCCTAGTACCGTTATGAATTTCCTCTAAATTTTTTATAATAGGCTCAAGGATCTCAATTAATTTTTCATCATTTGATTCTTTCTTTACCAAAAACAAATCACCGCCCTTCCAAAGAAGGTTGGCCCTATAAACAAAATATGAAACTGTATCTTTGTGAACATCGTAGTTGTCTTGTCTTGATGTGTCTAATAGCCACTCGCTAGAAAAATTTGAAATATGATTTTTTATTGCTTCAACATCATAGGTTGCATGCTTTTTAAAATTAAAGTCTTCGCTAGTTTTTCTCATTTACGGCCTCATCCAATCATCAAAGTTTGTACTATATTTAAACAAGTCAAAGTCAACCTTGTATAGTATTTTAACTATATCTATTATATCATTAGTGTAGTCATTTAGATAGGAGTCTATATCATAATTGCCCAAATTATATCTACCCAACTTCCAGTTAAAATCAGACTCAAGTTCTTTTAAATTTTCAAACTTATATACTTTATTAACCTGTATCTCATTATTTTCAGCAATGTAAAAAGATTGAGGGTAGTGAAGCAGAGGGGTTGTTGGCGATATTATATTTTTTAATATATTTTCTAGATACTCTTTAAAAGATATTTCTGTTTTATTAGTCTTGTTGTATTGCTTATAGCAACTATATGTTCTTGCATATGGGTTTCTAACAACTGAGAAAGAGAATATGTTGTGATCTATTGTATTTGCACTCTCTAAATATGAGTATGGGTCATGATGTCTTGGCCATGCTCTATTCCAGTTGTCTAGATTGTTATCATAGAGTATTTTAGAAATAGAAGATCCAGCAGTTTTTGGTATATGCACAAACAATACACCAGAATATTCCTTGTTGTTAATTAGCATGTTGGTTAATTTCACTGTTTATTTCTTTAACAAGTTTATTAACTCTAATATGATTTTCTTTATTCCAAAAATCATCCATATATATATTGTTAGTTATTATTAATAAATCAGTTATTTTTTCATCTTTAAGTTTAAGAATTTGCTCCTTTACCGTTTCGTGGTCTCCGATTATTGAATAACGTATATACCCTGGATTAACAGAAAGAACCTTTTCATTAAACTTTTCAAGTTCATCGTTTGATTCTAATATAGTAACAACAGCAGCAACCATTATGTTTTGAATTCCATAAAATCTATCAATATTGTCTCTATACGAATCTATACTGCTTAGAGATGTTCCATTAAATATTCTTACAGTATCCAAAGCATACTCATGAAAACCGCTAAATACCATAGGTGGTTTTACTGATGATGGACAATACATGTTATACATCTTTACAAATTCCCTTAAAAACTTAATTCTTTTTTCTATTGTGTCTATGGAATCTGATTTTCCAAAAATATCAAACTCCAGGTCTGGCTCATCTTCTCTGTTGTGAAAATCTCCAGCAACCCAATTAAACATAAGTCTGTCTTTGTCTACTTGGCTATGTCCAATTGTCATCATAGAGCAATACTGTGGACTTAGATGATATGGCCTTAGCGCTATCATATATTTTAATTTATGCCCTGGGATAATTGCAGCAGCAGACTTTATAAAATAATCTGCCTGAGCAGAATGAAATGTTAGTAGAACTGATTTATATCCAGAATCTTCTAGGCTGTAGGAAAGATGCTTCAATTCTTCAACATTACAATGTTGATCTCTTAGCATATAGTGCAGCCTCATTACTGGTTTATTTTTTCTCGCTCATCAACAATAGAAATAGCAAACTTCATCATGCTATCATAGCCAACAGCGTTATCCATAATTTTATTATAATGGTGTCCGCAGAAAAATAATTCTCCAGAAATTCCAGAGACTTTAACTAGAGCCTCAGCGCCACACTTATCACAGCGATCCTGGGGGCCAAGAGTCCAAGTCTTTTCTTCTTCCTTTGACTTTAACATACTAAACATATTATACCCTTCGATTGTCAGTTTTATAGAACCCAGAGCCATTGAATGTGACTCCTATATTAGAGTATACACGAACTAAGCCTTTATTGCAAGTTTCACACCTATACCCTGGGTCCTCATCGGACATAGATCTAACTTTTGTATATCTTGTATCACAAGACACACAGTCATATTCATATGATGGCATTATTTTTTCTTTTTTTTAGCCTTTACATACCAAACAGGAAGTTTAAGTTCATCTCCAGACCATTCGTATCCCAGAGCCTTTACCACAAACTTAATAATTTTTATTCTCATTTTGCTTTTCTCTCCCACTTTGTTCCTTCTTGTATGATACCATCTTTGTCACGATCTACCGCATTAGGGTTAAATCCTTGAGAAATTTTTTTCTCTAGCCTATCTTCTTTAATTGTAATAACAGAAATAATTAATGCTAAAGCAGCATAAACAAGTAGTGCTTCCATCACTTTACCCTTTTACCAAATCTTGCCCAAAGTCTTTCGTGAATATAAAAGAAGGTCATCTCTAGCGTTAAATACGACAGTCCATAAAGGCCTACATATTCCCATTCTGCCTCTCCAGTATAATACTTTAGGACAAAATAAATTATTCCAGAGACAAAAGTAAAGTGTACAAATGGCCAACTAATAGTTTTTAATAAAGATTTTTTCTTTGATTCCATTATAATGCCACCTGTGGTCTTCCTCCGCCACCAGCAGACTTCTTTTTCTTTTTCTTTGGAGCAGCACTTTGTGGTGTTGCTACATCAGAAGATCCTACCTTGCTAAGAAGTGGAAGGCTCTCTTCCCCAGTGTACACTGGACGACCCCATCCAACAACAGCATTAATCAACTTCTTTTTATTATTCTTTACATATGCACGAGTCTTCTCTACGCACATTCCGCCGTTTCTTTGGTCTCCTTTTGCAGTGCCAGAAGTATTGCCCTCAATAACTTGGATTGTTCCGTCTCCATTGTTCTTTACGCAAAGACCAACATGCGAAATTCTATTAACACCGTCATCTGGAAAATCAAAATAAATCCAGTCTCCTGGAGTTGGATCATCGTTACGAGCATCTGCCCAGCGATCATTCTTCTTAAACCAATCTGATGCTGCTACTGTAGACGCTGACTTTGGATACTTTTTTGGATTTAATCCTGCAGTATACGCACACCAAGAAACGAATGATTGGCACCATGGCTGAAAATTAACTCCAGTCCACTTACCATATTTTGTTTCGTTATCTTTAGGTCCCTCGATTGTACCTATTTCTTTTCTGGCAACCTCAATAATCGCCTCTAAACTTCCTTTTACGGACATATGCTTCCTCCTTGTTAATATAGCACAACTATATTATATCAGACTATACTATGCCTGTCAAGGACTATAATATTTATATTTTTACTAATGCTGGGTTTAAAGGAGATCTTGCTCCCGCTATTGCCTTCTCTATTTCAGAGCAAACAAAGTTAAACTCTTCTTCAAAGATTTCAGGAGATCTATCTTCGCCCATTTTAGGCTCTTTTCCTTCTGCAATCATTGCATCTTTCAGAGTTTTTTCAATGTCATAGTTTAGAACTGTGCATGTAAAATGCTTCATGACATATCCATCTTTGTCTATTAAATACTTTTCATAGTTTCCGCCCATTTGAACTCCATCATAGAATCCAATGTTTAACCATGGGGACTTAAATTTTCCATGAACATTTCCATCTTCTAGAGAATCTCTCATAGATCTCAATTTCTCCATCTGAGATGAAATCTCTGCATACAACTCATGTGGTGGTAGTGTTGGTTGACCCAATCCATTAGTTCCAGTTGTAAGACCATTACCTAAAACCTCATTCAACAACTCATGTGGAACAGAAGAAACCATCTCTGAATACTTAAATGTTGTATTATAAACCTCTTCTCCATAAGCCTTTGAATCTAAACCGCAGGTAATTCCTTGTGACCACTTGCCCTTAGTAACTCCTGGACCACAATAGTCATTTGTTGGGACAGCAATAATTTCAAATTCTTCATTGTTATACTTATCTTGAAGCATTTGTAGGACTTCCAACTGATTTGCGTTACCGCAACCAACTGTAGTATTGGCAACTAGTGTAACTTTGCCTTTATATTGCTGTAGGTGATTTGGGGTACCTTCCGCAGAAGATAACTGGATGTCATATATTGGTTTCATGTCTATATTATAACACATTTTTAGCCATGTTTTAAGGGGCAGTTTTTAGTCATGCCCAGGACCTATAACTAACTACGAAGGTAAGACGATGATCCAATCAAAATTTTTGCAAGAGACGATAAGTACTCTCCAAATGATTTTGATGAATTTGTGCTTACGTATGAGGCTGATGCAACAGCAGTAGCAACAGACGAACCGTACGCAACTGTTGGAGCACCGTTATATTTAGTGATTTTTACTCCAGATCTAGCGACCATATCAAGTCCTGGACCTTGGTTGGTTGCTGCCTCAAGTTGAGTTTCAGTAGCCAATGCTCCGACTCCAATAACTCCATCGACACATGAAGGGAATCCCACAACATCTTTTCTACGATCATTTCCTGTTGCAACAAACACTGGAACATTGTTTGCATTTAGTAAAGATACAGCATTAATTGTTTCTGTATCTTTTGTGCATCGTGACAGGTTGTCGGCAGAGACTGAAGACTGGCTAATTGATAAAGCGTCAATGCTATATTTAGATGCATTATTTGATACCCAATCAATTGCTGCTGTTAGGGCTCTAACATCTCCCCTTGAATTTCCAATGCTTGTAACATCATTAAATCTAATAAATACAATCTTGATGTTAGGATCTACTGTAAGTGCAGACTTAACCATGCTGTCACCGTGATATGTTCTATTATTAATAGATTTTGGCCATGGGGCAGATGCTGCGCCCTTACCCTCCATAAACAATTCGCCGTTTGGACATGACATATTTCTAGATGCAATTGTTGACTTTACTGTTGTAAAGCAAACCTCGTGAATAATTTGAGGGAAATTGTCAGAGTTAATGGCGGTATCAATAATTGCCAAAACCTTTTGATCATCTGCCTGTGAAGGCTGAATTACAGTAACTACAAGTAGTGCCGATAGTATTGCTATTAGTGTCTTTTTCATTTGTTTATCCTTTGTTTGTTGTTTGTTTATTCTTTTATTTTTACTACTAATTGACATGGATCTCCGCCGTCTTCCCATTCCTGCTGCTCTTCATCAGTCATGTACGGATCTCCTTCATGCGTATTGCAGAACGGTTCTGTTATCCATCCCCGTTCAATTCCATTGTTTAACCATATGGAAAACTCGTCGTAATCTTGTTCTTCGATCATATATTAAGTATACCCTTAAGCAGTCACAATGTCAACTGGGCCTGTGCAAGATGGGCTAAATTTTATTGCTGCGTTTACTGCCTGCATAACCCTATTTCTTGCATTTTTTTGTTTATCTGTTGCAAATAAAACCCCATACGCATATTCTGATCCAGACCCCATTGCAATATATGGCAGTGTATATTTAGATAAAGACATATCTACAGCGCTATGCTCATATATTTCACCACGAATTCCAATAATCAAACCTAGATCTCCATCTTTGCTAGTATCTACCCAAAACTCATTATAAAATTCCCTTAGTTCTTTGATAAATCTAGTTTGCATAAACTTGTCTGTATCCTTTATATTTGGTGCAGTTGGTTTAAAATTGTAACGAATTCTTTCTCCATCTAATCCACCAGCATATCCAATAAGATAAGGACCTATTTTCCAAACCTTGGGTGCTTCAAGAGCCAGAATAATGTTATCATCTGATGCACCACGATCTCCAGCCATATAAACTTTGCCTTCGTGTTTTAATGCAGCAATACAGGTCATGAGAAAGCCCCTTCAGGATAGGTATATTAAAGTATACCACCTTCTGAAGGGGCCGTCAAGTAGGCCTAAAAATGACTAATTAGCCTTTTTATCTACCGTTTTGAACGCATCATTTATTTCTGATAAGGTCAGTTTGCCATCATCAAGGAAGGCTCTTGCGAGTCTCTCAATGACACTGGCTACGCCTAATAGTCCAGCAAGCATTACTGCCTGCAGGGTATCAATTCCAACGACTGCTCCAGCACCAAGTACCGATAGACCAGACGCTGCAAATACTGCCACTATTCTCATTAATATATTTGTTAATGCTTTTTGTGGGTTCTCTTTTTTGGGAGCCACCACTGCTTTTTTAGTTGCCATCTTTAGTCCTCCTTTCTAAGCGGTATTGATATTAACCAAATTATTGTTGTGATTAATACTGCAAGACCAACAATATCTCTTGCTGATCCTGTTAAAGTTAACCAAGCAATAAAGAAGCCAAGGAGAGTAAATGCCTGAGCAATTATTTCAACACCTGCATCTTTTAGCCATGTGAAAAATCCCCTTACGACCTTTTTAATTATTTTCATATTACCTCCTCATTCCAATTACCGAAGCGACTATGTTAGAAACAAGTACTACTGGGATAATTACTTCTTGTGCTTTTTCTCTTTGATCGTCTGTCATATCCATACCTAATTCTGAAAAATTAGATAGGAGTTCTGCTGGATTTATATTTAATATTGCTCCCAAAGGATCAGCCAAGAATGTTTCTGCCTGTATTTCTGTGACTGCATCTGCCAATGTATATGGCATTGGGGCATCTTCATTTTCTGCTGCCTTTTCAGCAAACTCAACAACTGCTGCTGCAACTGCAGGGTTTTCCTTTGCTAATTCTGCTATCAATGCCACTTCTTCTGTTTTAATACCTAAATCTTTTGCCAATTCTTCTGATTGTTCTGGATTTAGTTCAGTTAAAAATGTTGATACTGCTGACATTAATTTGGCATCATTAACACTAATTAGTTTGTTTAACTTTTTAAGTTCCTCGTCAGAAATAGGATCGCTGTCTGTGTTATCCTTATCTGGTGTTACTACAGGATCTTCGTCAACAGATTGCTCAGGTTCAGGCTCTGGGCTTGGATCTGTATCCTCTGGCTGAGGTGAAGGCTCTTCTGAAGGTTCTGGAGTTGGATCAGTCTCTTCGTTCTCCCCATCTGTGGTATCAGGGCTTGGAGAAGGATTGGGATCTTCTGGTTCAGTTTGCTCTTCATCATCAGAGAATCTTGGATCCTCTGGGGTAATAATTTCTGGTTCTACCTCAACATCAGGTTCAGGCAAATCAGGCTCTTCTGTAACATCAGGACTTGGTTCTGGTGAAGGTTCTGGTTCTGGCTCAACTTCCTCTACTGGCTCTTCTCCATTTATAGCAGCAATAAGATTATTTAAATCTGATATTTGATCAGCCAATTGTGCTGCTTCTACTATCTGTTCTTGCTGTTCTTCTGGCGTTATAGGAGTTTGGGAAGGCGTTGGCTCAGGGATAGGGGTAGGACTTGGGTCAGGCTCTGGAATAGGCTCTGCAGCCAAGGTAGGCACTTCTTCTCCAGCCTGTATTTGAGTTGCTCCCCAAGCCTCAAGTGAGACTACAGATCCGTCATGAAGGCGAACACCTGTTCTAAGTTGGGAATATTCTGGACCCTGATAACTATACGATACTGCTATACCGCCTGTATTTGTAATAGCAACTAATATATTTACTGTACTTGGTTCTGCATTCCAATTGCCAAATGGAACCATATTAAGATTTAATTGAAAACCACCTTCAGAATAATAAATATCAAGTCCTTCTGTTTGTCCTCCGTATGCGGGGAACCAGTCCATAGAGTATAGGGATATAGATGGTGTGGTTGGATAATCCCAATATGTACCATCAGGTTGGCCAAATGTGATTACTGAATTTGTTGTTGCATAAATGTTTTCATACTGTACCCCGTCAAAAGTAACGGTAGTTGCAATAGGTATTTGATAAGATATATCGTCTCCAGAGCAGGTGTCCATATGATGAACTGTTGGCTCTGCATCACCTTCGTATGCTGCTGCTATGGTTTGTGATTGTATAAAGTTAACGCATGTTGCATTAGCATTTTCTGGAAGCCATAGGTTGAATCCAAATGCCAATAATGCTGCAGACAATATTCTTATTAATTTTTTAATCTCCTAACCTCCGAATTAGACAATGTCTAATAAGGTTATTATAACACTAAATTACAACAAAAAAGGCGTAGAAATTAATCTACGCCCTTAATGTTTAAGTTAATTACTTAAGGTACTTGACCTTAGCCTTTGGATTCTTTGCATTCCACTTCTTTGCGAGGGAATTGAACGCCTTCTTCATGGCAGCAATAGCGGCATCATTGTCCGCCTTTACCTTAGCAAGTTCTGCAGCATGTGCAGCAGTTGCATCAGCAAGAGCCTTATCGGCAGCAGCCTTAGCGGTTACTGCATCAGCCTTAAGTTTAGCAATTTCTGCATTTGCCTTTACCAATTCTGCAGCAGCAGTAATTGCAGCAGCAGCAGCCTTGTCTTGTTCTGCCTTTACAGCAGCAGCAAGAGCAGCAGCAGCAGTTGCAGCATCAGCAGCACGAGCAGCCTTTTCTGCAGCAAGTGCAGCATTGGCAGTTGTTAGTGCTCCAGCAAGATCTGAAACTGTTACGATTGCAGTCTGAGAGGTTGTGGCCAACTTGATTGTTGGAACTGATGTAGGTGCGGTAATAGATGCACCGACAGCAACTGTTCCAGCAGCAGCAGGAAGAGAAATCTCTGATGTGTAACGACCAGTTACAAGGGCATCAGCAGTTACTGTTCCAGCGGTTGCACCACCAAGAGTGGTTACCGTTACTGTATCAGCAACAGCGTTTCCAAAGATATCAGCAACATCAAGAGTTGCAGTTACCTTACCAGAAATATTTCCTGAACTAGGAATTGACATCTTAAGATCATATGCAGGACCTGCAACACCCTTAAGATAAATTGTTGTTGCTGCACCAGTTACAGAAACTGTAACGGCAGTTGCAGCAGTTGTAGTTGTATATGCATAAACAGTCGCTGTTGTTGAAGCAGGTGTGACTGTGATTGATGAGGATCCAGCAGATGCATTAACTGTTGAACCAATTGCAGAGACGAGGCGTGTATTTGCACCTACTGCTGTAAAAGTTACTGGTGTTCCAGCAACTACAGTAGCGGTGATGATAAGTGCTTCGTTGTTTGTTACGGTTGTAGTATCTGCAACGCTTACTACGTTATCAGATGGAACCTTAACTGTAAATGGTGAGGCTGCAGTACCTGCGCCAGAAATTTCTGTTGTTACGTCTACAGAAACGGTATTGGCACTTGCAGGTGTCACTACTAGTGTGCCCAAGCCCATGGCTGCAACCATGACAAGAGCGATCTTCTTAAATGAATTCATTTTTCTCCTTTTATATTCATTATGTTTATATTGTTTTTAGTCTATCCAAATAGTCTTTTATATCCTCTATTTGACTAGGTTTATATTGTATCACGTTCTCAGGAAGTTTGTCAACCTGCTTTGGCCTATCACTAAAAGTGTGAACCTCTACTTCAGAGTCTATATTTTTTGGAGTATATGATATTGCCCCAAAAATAGCACCACACACAGCATCAGCCAAGTCTTTTGATTTTTTCCTAGGATGATCAACTCTATCATTTTTCATTATTTTTAATTGGGTCAACTCTTCAAACAAAAGATCTATTGCAGGCATTGCCAATCTTTCTTCATAAACAAGCATTGCCATGTCCTCATAATGTTTTTTAGCAACAGAGACAGTATCAGTCTTCATTCCAACCTGCTTTAATTCGTTCTGAATATCAAATGATTGCCAACGGTCAAATGAAACCATACCTATATCAAACCCTATTCTTCTAAGGTTTTGAATCCACTGTTTTACTTCAGACAAATTTACTGGGCCCTCAACTTTTGGCTCCCACCAAGCCACAGCATCTACAACTACAACTGGGGCAACTTGCTCATAATTATTGATTACCTGAATATTTACCCACTTTTCAACATGTGCAATTGCTACAGCACACTTATCGTGTTTTTGTGCAAGGTCAGCATGTACATAATATTTTTTGTTTGGATCTGGCCTAAAAGACTCATCAAACCTTTTAAAAGTATCTATTGGATTTCTTAGCGTCATGCATGCCCTTACCTTGTCTGCCTGTTTAAAAAATGCATCAGATGCAAAAGTTGGAACACATGCAAAGCGCATCATTGCATCTCCAAGGTCAGTCATAAATGCAATCTTAAAATCATCAATCTTTCTTGTAGGATTTACTTCCCATGTTGGTCTTTTAAGAGCAAACACTCCAGGGTACTTATATGAAATTATGGTATCTTCGTCCCATGTAATTTCAAACTTGTTGTCTGCATCTGTATCTGGAAGCAATGGGTTAATTATAAATTCGTGAGTTCTTTCTACAACTTCTTTTTCTGCAACAACAGATTCATATCTTTCTGAAATAAAATCTCCTGGATATCGTGGGAATGAAAGAAGAACAACCTTGCCAAGATCAGGGAAACGAGAGTCTACTGATCCACGAAACGCCTTATAAATGTTATCAGCAGTCTTTCCCTGCTCGTTTCCTGTTCCAACTTCAGATGCGAAACCAGAAATCTCATCAAGAACTGCTAATAAAAGATTTAGGCCCTCATGAGACTCACGCTCTGAGTGGCCAGAGTAAACGGTAATTGATTTATTAAATCCAATCGAATCCACCTTTGCTTCATACTTTCCAGCAAACCACGGTGACTTCTCAATCTTTGTTTTAAAACCTTTAAAGAAAACATTCTTCGCTTGCTGTGCGTTAATAGCAACATTGATTAGGTCTATGGCATCCCCAGATGGTTTGCCGAAATATCTGGCTGGGTCCTTAAGGCATAATAACTTATACACAATGTAAGCGCAAGCAACAGTAGAAGTAAAATCTTTTCCACTACCCTTCCCAAGTTGGAGGATAATTTCATTCTTAGTATATTTTTCAAAGTATCTAGCACCTGCTTCTTCACCCATAATATTTTGAAGATCTTCTTTTCTGTATATCTGACTCATTGCTTCAACAATGTCATATTGAATATCAGATAATCCTGGCTGCCCTAAGTAATCAGGAGACTCAACAAATGTTTTGGCATCTACTGGAGTTTCTTCAAAATGGTTATCCTTTAATGCCTCAAGAAAATCATCAAACATCATGGACAATTGTAATCACTTCATCCTTTTTGGCAATGTCAGAAAGCCTACGCATAATCTCGTCACGAACTTGTGGATACTCAGAAGCAATATCTTTAAGAATCCCCATAAGGATTTCTTGTCTTCTTTCTATCTGAATCATTTCTTCTGCAAGTTCTTTGTTTTCCAATAGCCCTGCCTTTTGCAACATGTCAATTCTTTTAGATTCAATATCCATAACTAATTTAATTGCTGCAGTTTTTGCACTAAGATTGTTTGTCATCGATGCTTCATCAATAACCTCATATGTCCTAGACACAAGTTTGCTGTAGTGTGTGTCAGCAGCAGCCAGAGCCTCTTTTGCACGAGCACGAATGGCATCATTAGCAGATGCCATAACTTTCCACTCGTTAATAAGTGCAACCACTTTGGTTCTTGGAATATCTAATTCTTTTGAAATTACTGTAGGGTCATTACCCTTCAAGTACTCTTCTACTACTTGGTTTACCTGATCTAAATGTTTAACTAAATCATCTTCAGTTGACATTATTTAGGTCCCTTGCAATTTTTAAAAGTATGAGATATCCGATCAAATCGTCAATATCATTGTCACCAATATAGGATCCACCTCTAGTTATTCTGGATAACTTGTCATCAATACGAACATGTAGTTGTTCTACGCTATCAGAAGTAGAAAAAATTCTAACAGGGTTAAGGGCAGAATCACCATATGATTTATTTTTTTCAATAAGCATATGCTTTATTTCATCACAAACTTGACCAATTGTAAACTGTGTTTCAGAACTCATTATCTTCTCCATCCTCATCCCATGATTGCTCCCAGTCTTCCATATTTTTAGACAGGCGAATTAAAGATATTGCTGCCAAAGAAGACAGGGTACCAATTAACATAATTATAGGCAATAATATTTTTTTCATCTTTTAGACTTCCTTAATCCAAATTTAGCAAGATATACATAGATAGTTTCCACGCTTACTCCACACTCCTTTGCAATCTCTTCTGGAGATTTTTTATCCATAACATAGCGCTTACGCATAAAAACCTCGCTTGTATATAGTTTAGCAGCCATAGCGTTATCTGTCAACTCCTGGTATCTTCCAGTCTAGGTCTTCTCTAGTAACTGGAGCATTATTTTTAATTCCAGACATGTGTTGATATCCATCAATTTTGTCATAATCTGGATTATATTCTGTCCATTTAAGATCTATGCCACTTTTTCTACAGTACTCTTGGACAGTTTCTAGTAGTATTCCGCCATATTTTCCCTCTAGTTTTCCTGAAAACAACATGTTTAATTTTAGCATAGCCCTTTTTGAGTGCTCCCAGTGATCATTTTTTTTATCATCTGCCCATGGTCTTGCAGTATTATATCTGCTTAATTTTTCTCCTGGATACTGTCTAGATAAATGGTGATATGCAAAAATTTTTGATGTAGCAAACATTCTCCAGCCTCTACCCCAAGACTGCAAAGAAACATATGGCTCTTCCCCATTAAAGTTCATTTCTGGATCTAATGGAACTTCTTCTACATAAGATTTATCTGCAAAGCACCATGTAAAGTGAACCCAATAATTTTCATGAACATCATCATCTTCTGGCGGAACATGCCCAATAGGAAACCAATATCCTGGAATAAAGTCAGACTTTGACTGAGTTCTTGGATCCCATCCAGTTATTGATGGGTGATACAAATTTGTTTTTACTTTGTTCTTATATTTAACTGACCAATCTTCGTTATATTCAAAGTCTGGTGGACACAATGTTAAAACTGCTTTGTTTGTTATCGATTTATTTTTTGCCTTTTCGTACTCAGACAAACATACAATGTCCCAATCTTCTTCAAACCTTGTATGTCCACAAATAAATAAAACATAGTCATATTCATAATGAGATGGTAAATTTCTTGTTGTTAAGTCTCTAGCCCAAAGAATCCCCCTGTACTTTGATAAATCAAATCTTCGATACAGCATTTGATTTTCTGGAACAAAACTTAAATCTGAATAAAATTCTGGGTAGTGCTCTTCAACAATAGAGAATAGAAGGCCTTCTTTGTTGCTTGCTTTTTTATAACAGTCTAAAACTGTCCCCAAAAGATCTCCCTCTTTGTATGAAATTATTGATACTAAAATTTTCATATGGCCTTGCCCCAATTATTTATAGCCCAGTGCCCAATTCCGCAAGCATCAGCAACATCGTTATCATCTATATTTCTATCATATATTGTATTGATAAATCTAATTGTTCTTTCTTTTCTTAAGTTTCTTTCATGCCCCTTATACCAAGATAAGGACTTGTTTGGATTTTGAGATCTAATAATTAACTGTTCCTCTTTTGATATTTTTTTATTTCCAATATAGTTTTGCCAAGTTATTGGGGCTACTTTTCCTATCGTAGTGGTTCCAGTTTGACCTGCCGATCCAAGGATTGCCCCCTGAACTAGGGCTAAGTCTGCAGCAGTTTTTGGACTGTTCATAAAGACAGTATGCTCAATTACGATTGCTTCAAACCCGCCACAATAATCAAAAAACGCCTTAGTTTTTTTTCCAGCATCTACAACCTTTTCATAAATGTCGCTTCCTTCAAATTTAATTTTACCTACCCTTCCTAATGTTTTTTGTTGGGTATCAAATAAAGCAAATGCAAAACTATTTGTGCTGGCATCAATAGAGCATATGGTTTTGGGTAACACATTCATTCCCCATTTATTTTTTGTCATTTGATTTATCCTTAATTTTTTTTATTGCTTTTGCAACCGCATCTGGATTTACTGCACATGAAGAACAAATTTGAAAATCATTATATATTGATAGTGGCATAGAACACGATTTGCAAAGTCTAGTTTTGCCCTTTCTTTTTAATCTTTTAGACTGCAGGTACCTTGCAGCAATTTTTTCTTTTGTTGCAAGGTCCCTACAATCAACAGAACAGTATATCTGATAGGATACTGACTGATCAAACTGTTTGTCACAAAAATTACAATGTCTCACTTAATGTCTCCAGGGGCGGTATTTTAATTACGCCTTGTCCTGCAGACTCACATGCTTTTTGAATTGGGCATGACTTGCATATCTTGGAGTTTGATCTATAGTTTTTATTTGGCAAGGTTTTGTCTTCCCATGTCTTTCTAACTAGTCTCATCCAATCAAATGCCTGGTCTACCCACCGACGGTAATGATCGTTTACTTCAACAGGAATCAAAAGAAGTTCATGATTATTTTTATTTTCATAAATCAAAACACCTTTTGGTTTCTTTAAAATTTTCATATAAATGAGAAGTTGCATCAGGTGTCCCAACTTTCCTTTGCCAGATGCCTTTCTATACTCAAAACCCTCATTCATCATTGTTTTAATTTCGCCAACCAACTCTTCATTTTGCCAGTTAAGCATCACATCGCCATAGCCAAAAATTGGTGGATCGTCATGAACAATTTTAAACTCTGTTGTTGCGTCATTATTTTCATCACGAAATATTTTTGCTACACCCGAATGCATCATTGCATTTTGTATTCTAGCATGGGACAGTGTTCCAGCAGACATATTTGCTGCAGCATATGCATCAGCATTATCTTCAAATATTTGGCCCTCAAAAGCGAGATACCAATATCTAGCACATTCTCCATGTCCATATGATATTGTTGATGGAGCAAATGTTTTCTTTGTTGTGTGCTTGTCTACACGATTAATTGTGTATCCCTCTTTTATTTTTAATACAAGCCCGTCAACATCCATAGAATGGACTGGCTTTTCTTCCGTTTTTATCATAACTGTATGTAGTAAATTTTTTGTCATTTTTCTCTTTCTGTTAGTATAAGTATAGCAGATTATCGAATTATATACTTTAAAGCAGACACAAGATTATTTATTGCCTCTGCTGCCGTATAGTAAATATTCTTCTTTCCTCTGTCTGACTTATCCACATTAGCCATCCAAGTTGCTCTTAGGGACATCTTTGCTGCAATAGCCTGAAGTCTTACAATCTCGACTGTAGCCACATTCAATGGTATGTCTGGTTTAACAATTATCTTGGCAATGAAAGTAAGGGCTGTTGTAAGTTCCTCATCCTCCATGTACTCTGCTATATCGGACAAACCGTTTATCATTTCTATTGTTGTTTTATTCTGTTCCATTTTTCACCATCTGTTCTAGTAGTTCTAACTCTATTATAGCAAGTCTGACCTTCTTGCTTCCCTCGCCAAGTACAACTACGATGGCTGGATCATTGCCATTTCGTATAGCATCTGTAGTAGCCTTAGCCCACACATCTTGATTAAGCGTAAAAGATTTTGAGTTCTCTTTAAAATCTACAGTAAAATTTCCCCAAGTGGCATCACCCTTCTTGGTATTTCTGCCAGAGTTCTTGTGCTTCTTGGCACCTATTCTTTTGCTTTCAGATTTTTCACTCATGCTTTTTTACCTTTTTGTATCCTACTTTAAATAACTGAGTTTCTGATAAATGTTTTTGAGAACACATCCAAGATGACATTCCAGTTTCCATGTAAACCCTAATTGTCTTTACCTCTTCTTTACATGTTCTGCAAGGAAACTTGCCTTCATAAACGCTGTAGTTAGCCATTTAGTTTGTTCTTGATAAACTCTTGCAAGTCAAGATCCTCTCTTACACGATTAACAAATGCTTCTTTACCTTGAACTTTTGTACCATCTGGAAGCATATACCAGGCCCCAGTTCTTTCTATTACTCCATTTAATTCTGCTGTTGTAACTAAGTCACCGATAGTATCTAGTCCAACATTGTCTCCTCTAAAATAAAAATCATACTCTCCCGATTGGAAGCCTGGAGATGTTTTAGAAAATTGAAGTTCCCACCTAATGGTTCTTCCAATTTTTTCTTCAATCAATTTATCTCCTATTTTAATTTTTCCTTTAATCGCTTGATTGTCTGACTCGGAACTAAATAACTTAATAACGCAAGAAGAATAAAACTTAGTAGCCTGACCACCAGAAGGCTGCTGGCTAGTATACATAGCATTAATGTTATTACGAGACTGGCTAATAAGGACAAGCAGAGTAGGCTTAACTTTATTGTTAGCATAGTTAAGCATTTTCCATGCGTTGCTAAAGTCACGAGATTCTGCTCCAATCTGCTTTGTGTTTTCCAAAGGCTTCATTTCATCAGTGTCCTTTTCAAAATAAATTGCAGGAAGCATTGACGTAATAGAGTCTACCACAATTAAATCAACCCCAGCATTCATTAGGCCTACCCCAACATCTACCATGTCGCTGATAGTTCTTGCTTGTGAATAGATTAGTTTTTCTGGATCTACCCCCATTTTACGAGCCCACTCTTCTGAGTATGACATTTCTGAATCAATCCAAGCACACAATTTACCCTCTGCTTGTGCCAAAGCAATCATCTGAAGGCACATAGAGGACTTGGCGGACGATTTTGATCCCCATATAAGTACTTGTCTGCCGTACGGAAGTCCTCCGCCAAGTGCACGATTTAAACCAAAACTAGGCGTTGGCTGATATTCAAAGTTAACACCTACACCACTTCCAAGTCTTTTCCTCAACTTGGGATCAAGTTGTGCTAACGCTTCTTCTAAACTAACTGACATGTACATCCTCCAATGTTACGGTTCCGTCTTTTGTTTTTCCAAATTCAAACTTATAATATTTTCCTTCTTCAATGTGCATGTATGCCTTTGCAAATGATGTTGGAAACACTGTTATTGAGTGAAGATCTCTTTTTGTATCTGCAAGAGTTAAGGATGCCATCTTCTTTCCAGCCTTTGTTACTCTTGGCTTAAAAGACACCACAAACATTTCATCATCTTTATATGGCAACTGCTTATATCCTAAGAATTTAACCAACGCACTTGAAGAGTCTTTTATTTGCTCAGATGGTATGAAAGATACAATCCTGTTATCATTACAAAGAACCAAATAAGAACGACCCGTCTCAATAGTGGTATTTTCATCATCAAATATACCGACAGACCCAGTCTTGTCCAAAATTTCAACTCGTGACCATCCTGTTCCCCTTTTAATAGATTTTACCATACCCATAAAAATATAAGAACCCTTTTCTTCAAAATCTACAATGTCCTGAATGAAAGCATAATAGTGTGAAGGAATTGTTATATTAAATTCTGGCAGGTTTAAATATTCATATAAGTTTTCTTTTATCTCTTGGTCATTTCTTGGATTATCTGGAAATGTTGCTGCTCCAATTGCCCTAAGCGCCTGAAGCGCTCTGCTATTTACTCCATTGCCTTTTGTGAATGTAAACTGCTCAAGTTCTTCATAAGACTTAAAAGGTCGTGCCGATATATATCGTTCTGCAATCTTATCAGAGATAAACTTGATCCCCGACAATCCAAACCGAATACCCTTACCTTCAATTTTAAAATCAATATCCGAATCGTTAATATGAGGTAGTTTAATGCTAATCCCCATTCTTTTCGCTTCAATAAGATATTCAGTTCGTGCATCTTTATCCTTTTCATTTTTTAGCACTGAGTACATAAACTCAAGTGGGTAATAATACTTTAGCCATGCTGTCCAATAAGATAGTGTTGAATATGCTACTGCGTGAGACTTGTTAAATGAGTACCCTGCGTGAGCCTCAAAGTCATGCCATAGATCTAAGGCAGCATGTGGTGTAATGTATTGGGATGCACCCTGTACGAATTTCTCTTTAAACTGATCAAATTCTTTGGCATCTTTTTTCTTTCCAATGATCTTTCTAACTTTATCTGCTTCCGACATGGACATACCGCCAAGGTGTACGCATGCTTGCATAACTTGTTCCTGGTAAAGAATACAGCCATAAGTGTCCTCCGTAAATTCTTTTAGTACTTGATGAATATAAGATATGTTTTGACGACCATGTTTACGATCAAGATAGTCTTTTCCAATAGTATTCATAGCACCTGGACGAACAAGAGCGTTGGATGCTGCAAGTTCATTTAGGTTTTTAACGCCCATCTTGACAAGAAGGTTTGTGTATGGTGCTGCTTCACACTGGAACACACCCTTTGTGTATCCATCTGATAACATCTGATATACATTTGCATCATCCATCTTTATTTTAAGAAGGTTAATCTTTTTGCCATCTCGCTCTTTAATTATATCAATAGTGTCTTTAAGAACCGAAAGAGTCTTAAGTCCTAATGCATCAATTTTAATCAAACCGATTCTCTCAGCCTCTTCCATGTCTACACCTACAACAGGAATTCTTTCGTCAGAGCCAGTAGATGATCTAGTTTCAAGCGGTGCATACCTAAAGATTGGCTCCTTGCTTGTTACTACACCTGCTGCATGTATGCCTGTTCCACGAATACGACCACGAAGTTGTTCTCCGTAAATCTCTACTTCTGGATATTTTTCACGAAACTCATATGTTGATTTTGATGTGCAATAGTCATCCCATGAGTCTACTGTCTTTAATACTTTGTTTACATCTGAAAGAGGAATGTTTAATATTCGTGCAACATCTCTGACAATTCCCTTACCAGTAAATTCAAGGAATGTTGCAATAGATGCAACATGTCGATACTGTCTAACTAGATAGTCTTTGACCTCTTCACGACGAGTATCCTGAATATCTGTATCAATGTCTGGAAAATCATTACGCTCTGGGTTAATAAAGCGGAAGAACAAAAGTTTGTGCTCAATAGGATCAATGTCCGTAATCTTTAGTGCATAGCAAACCAGAGAACCAGCAGATGAGCCACGACCAGGACCAACCATTATCTCTTCCTTCTTTGCCCAGTTAATCATGTTGCTTACAACAAGGAAGTATGGTGCAAACTTTTTGTCTTTAATAATCTGCAATTCTTCTTCAAGTCTATCAAGATACTCTTGCTTTTCTGACAAACCTCGTTCAACCAAGCCTTCCATAGCAACTTTTGCAAGTTCCTTGTCAGGATTCTTGTATTGTACTGGTAGAAGGCTTAGGCCTTCTTGAATACCATAGTCTCCTACTGTATCTGCTAGTAGTAATGTATTTGAGTAGATGTCAGGTCTATCAATACCCTGCGATTCCATGGCTGCTTTAATCTCTTCGTATGAGAGCAGGTGGATATCAAACTTATTAAATGTAATCTGACGGTCTTCGCCATAAAGATAGTCAAGGCGTTCCATCATATCTTTTTTCTTTTTTGATTTTTCATATGTAGCATCTTTTATAAACTTGACATGTGTATTTAAAAGCAATTTAAATTCTTGAACTTCTTTTTGTGATGAATCAACATGGTGGCAATCTGGTGTGACAACAACCTTGATGCCAAACTCATCTGCAAGTTCTATAAGATATTTGTTTATGTGGGCTTCGTTATGTGGCATGACTTCAATATAGTAATCATCTCCAAACCGTTCTTTAAACCAAGAGATATATTTCTTAGCAAGAGCAAACTCTTCTTCTTCTAACGCTTTTACAAGTACGCTACTTGGGCAAGCAGAGGTAACAATAATTCCCTCTTTATACTTTTCTAAAATATTAAAGTCAAATCGTGGCTTTTTAAAAAAACCATCTGTCCAAGATAGTTCACTAATCTTATTTAAATTTTCCAAACCAATTTGATTCTTGGCTAGAAGGATAATGTGATTGTAGACAAGATCTTGTTGACCTTCTCGTTCAGACTTATCTCGTGTATCAGATATGTCTGCACACATGTATCCCTCTAGCCCAAGAATTGGCTTTATGCCATTTGCTTTTGCAATACGGTGCAGTTCCCTATGCCCAGATAAAGTACCGTGGTCGGTGATAGCAATTGCTGGCATCCCCAACTCAACTGCACGGTTCACGTATTCTTCTGGAGTAGCAACCCCATCAAACAAACTAAAATGGGTATGGACATGTAAGCCTACGTAGTTCATCTTACCAATCAGCGTTGGTAGACGAAGTTACTGAAGGGCCGTCAAAGCCCAAATAGAACGCTTCTTGTTCCGCATATGGAATCTTCTTTAGTGCTGACTCCAATGGATATGGTTCGATTGTTCCCCAGTCAAATGGTTCCTTGTCTGGCGATGATGGAATTAGAGTGTAGTTGGTTTCAGTGCCCTGACCATTACGCTTTAACTTCCATACTACGTTTGAGATACTGCCTGTCTCAAGGGCATACTCACGAATTGTGTTGAATGATGATTGCTTGCTGATACCCATTGACCAGATTGCAACATATGGCGCTTCAATACCGTCGTCTACTAAGACATTGCAGTAAAAGCGAAGTCGGGCTCTCCACCCAGCCTTTGGATCTTTACGGTGCATTTCTTCTGCCCAGTCACGGCCTTCTGTATCCATGGTATCTACAGCCTTGCGCTTATAGTCCTTTGGATTAACATGCTCTTTAACAACAAGCGCTAGTCCACGCTTCTCGCTATAGTTTGCAGAGTCTTCATCTAATTCTTCGATGAATCTAATTTTTACAGATTGACCATCAGCAAGTTTTAACCACTTTACCTTTGGTCCATCATTTTCATACTTTGGTTTGTCGAGCAGGGCGTTTATGTTTTTAATTCCCTTTACAATGCTCATATTTTCTCCTTTGTGTTTGTATTAGTTTAGCATAGACTCTATGCTTTTGTCAAATGAAAAACTCAAATTTTTAATTTCTTCATCTGGCATATCGCCTATATCTTTATATTGTTTATTTATTTTAATAACAGAAACACGAGAGCCAAGTCTTTCAACTATTCTGTCCTTCATGTTTCCTCCTGCTTCATCGTTGTCAGCAATAACAATAATGTTATTGAAATACTTTTGAAGCAATTCTATTTGTTTATTTGATACATTTGCACCCAGTGTTGCAACTGCTGGAATGCCCACCTGATCCAGTCTTATCGCATCAAAAGATGACTCTACAATGTATACTTTATCAGATTTCTTTACACGATGCAAGTTAAACAGTGTTTTACTTTTAGGTAGGCCTGGTGTGTTTTTAAAATCTTTACCCTCAATAGACCTGCCAACAAATCCGAGTGGCACTCCGTCTGGGCTGTGCACTGGAACAGTTACCATATCTTGTTTTTCTGAATAACCTAAAGAAAACTTATTCCAGGATTGCTGAGTTATTTTTCGATATATAAAATAATCTTTTGGTCTTTCTAGAGAACAAAGATTATTGTGCAATCTCTTAATTATTAATTCATCAAATGGTTTATATTTTTCTTCTTCGGCAAGAGTACGATCAATGTCTACCACCAGATTACTTAACTTTTCTTTTGTTTTAATAAATCTTGCTGCCTCAAAATATGTTCTGCCAGAGGTATGCATTACAAGTTCTATCAGATCTGCAGACTTTTGACAAGAAAAACAGAAAAACATTCCGCTGTTTTTCTGCACCTCTCCTGCTGGGGTCCTATGATTATTATGAAATGGACAAAATATTATAAAATCAGCATCTAGTTCAGACTCAACATTTATGCCTGATCCTGTAAGGACTCTCTTAACCTGTTCTGCTGTATAGGAATTGGATTGGTTCCATCTATTCCTGCTATCCATTCGCTTTTCCTTTTCCCTGCGTAAACTCCGTGTATAGATAATTCAAATTCAAAAAAGTCTTTTATATCATTATACCTTATTGTGAAGTCTGGGTCAAGATCAAGTCTTGGCACATACCCACATAGCCTCATCTCTGAAACTAACAACCTTATATATTCAATTTTTAATCTGCCCAACAAGGCCTCATCCTGAATTACGCCATCTATGTAAAACTTTCTAAGAGGCTTGTGATGATAAAAATCTGGCGGGATGTTTTCCTTATTTTTTGACATACCATATTATACCTACTTATCTTCAAAATCTTTATATCTGTAATAGCCTTTATCAAAATCACACTGCACTAGAAAGTCTCCCATAAAACCATTTCTGTTCTTTCTAAAGGCACACTCAATAATGTCACTATTGGCTCCACGCCCCAGTGCCAATACCCAGTCAGCATCATATGCAATCTGTCTAGACCATGCTGTTTGGCCCAGTGTAGGGACCGTAGACAAATCACTAACATCATCTGGGGTGGCGGAAGATATAGCAATAATAGGAACCTCTTCACCAATAGCCATAAGTTTAAGTTCTCGTGAAAGGTTCTTCATTCGTACCGTTTCATTATCTGACTTCTGATTAGGAGCCATCAACTGAAGGTAGTCAACGATCACAAAGTCTGGCTTGTACTGGTCAATTTTTCCACGAAGAACTGAAGGGTTAATCTCTCCACCCTGATCATTTGATATGATATGAAACTCTGGCTTGCCCTGAAGGTTCTTAGCATGCCAATCTTTAAGCATATCTAGTTCTACATCGCCGTTGCTGAGTTTTCTATGAGACCATCGACCCTCGCCCATGATGGTAAACACACGATTACGAACCTCGGTTTCAGACATTTCAAGACTTATGACAAGTGGGCTACGACCCTGTTTCCAGGCCTGTACAGCGAAATAGAGAGCCAACCATGACTTTCCGATACCTGGGTATGCCAAGAAGACTCCCAACTGCCCTGGCATGATTCCAGAAGGCAGATAGTTGTCAAATCCTGGCAAGCCAGTCTTAATGCCAACATGTCCTAGGGCCTGTTGCTTCTTTACATTTTCAAAGTAAGCAATTGCAGACTCTAGGTCTGTCACATCAATATCACGAATAGCAGCAGTATTCTTTTTTAATTCAGATGTCTGAGTAATAAGGCTTTCTAAAGCCTTGCCACCTTCACCATGCTGAACCTGTGTTGCAGCAGATCTCAGAATATCTTTTAGACTATCGTTTAAGTATTCTCCCTGTAATTCTTCTAGATGATGCTTAGTTGCGCCTACCCCTGGGGTTGGATCAAAATCCCTAAACTTTTCTCTAACCAAATCTGATGGAGGCAATGATGAGTTATTCTCAAAATACAGTTTTATAAAATTCCAAATATCTCCGTGAGTTCTTAAAAGATTTTCGACATTAGCCTGTAGCAATACATGAATCTGCTTATCTTGTAATACAGCCGTAATTA